TTAACTTAACTCATTTTATAATAAAAAAATAATTACATTAATTTAACACTATCTTAGTAATTATCCGTATAAAATGTATTATAATACAATAGAAAACAATAAAAACTTGGGGGAATACTATTATGTTAAGATTAGTAGATAATGGGGGATTTTATTCAAATCGCTCACGAATACCAATATTAAGTGTCATAAAATAGAATAATAATTTAATGCCATATTTGTCAGTTATAATGGCAAGTAGAACACTTGCAGCAGCAGGAGAAATGCAAATGTATACTGTAACAAAAATCGAACATAAACCAAAACATGGTTGGGTGTGTAATACTATAGAATAGTAGGATATTCCTATTTCTGAATTAGCATTTTTAGACGAAGCATATTATTTAGCGTATAAATATTATTATGATAGATATATGGAACTGCTATATGAATTTAATGAACGTGAACCAGAACCAATTGATTTTGATATAGTAGAGGATCATAATACAAAATATTATGTGAATGAACTGGTATATCATAAAAATTCATCGTGGAAACAAACCACAATAAAAGAAATACATATTAAACCAGATGGTGTATATTATATGTTAGATGGTATTAATGAGTTAGTACCCGAAAATATGATTATATCTAAATTTGAATATTTTAATAAATATTTAATCCAATATAAGAATTTATATAAAGAATACGAAAATAAATATAAAAAAGAAATCTGGGGGTAGAGTATAAATGAAAATACGTGAAGGATTTGTTAGTAACAGTAGTTCAAGTAGTTTTATTATTACTAATAAAACAGATAAGGTATTAACCGTAAAAGATTTTTTGGATGATATAGGAGAAATAGCATAGAAACGATGGAATGAATTTTTTGCTTTATCTGATAACGATAAAATTACATAGGAACAATTAATGGATAGTTTGTATTATGATGAAGATTATAATTATTATAATAAAACAATTTTACCAGGAGAAAATCTGTTGACTTTTGGCGATGAATATGGTAGATTATATCATAGAGTTTTAGATTATGTATTAAGAGAATCGCTTGATACTGATAGATTTAAATGTAGATTAGATGAAATTAATCATTAAAAAGAAATACTAAATTTTTAGGAGGAATAATATGAGTTTAAATTTTGAATTTGAAACAGATGAAGAAAGAGAATATCATTTGGCAAATATTGAAACAATATTATCTACTGGAGAAAAATCTACATTAGGTGAATATTTACGGATGTCAGAATTATTATTTGGTGAAGATAGTTAGGCTTGTATTTTTTTGAAAAATAAAATAGAAGAAAATCCGTTTGGTAAATATGGGGAAGTTATACAAGAAGAAACACAAATGGTTTAGTTATTAATACAAATACACTTAAATAAAACCCCCTATATTCAAATGTGATTAGGGGCAAAACAATGGAGTATAAATAGCAAACAACATCTGAATTTTTCACAGAAATTTAGAATAAATATGGTTGTATGGATTCATATATGGATGGTAGAATAGTTGGACATATATTAGGTGAAATTATTGATTAGTAGATTGTAGCAAAAGAAAGATAGGAAGAAATGAAAGATAATTTTGAAAAATTTTTAGAAATTAAAGAAGTATTAGATAAATAGATTCAAGACATTATAGAAATAAATGAGAAATATGAGTATGATCAGGAGGAATAAGAATGAAAATACGTGAAGGATTTGTTAGTAATAGTAGTTCTAGTAGTTTTATTATTGCATATAATGATAAGATTAATTTATATGAATAGCTTGTTGAGCAATTAAATAAAATAGGGTATGGTGATCAAAGCAAAATAATATAGAGACATTTTTTAAGTAGGGTAAATTTGACATATGATATAAGTAATATGAATACCTGGGATAAAATGACATTAAATAGTTTCCTAGAAGAAATACCATATATATTAAAAAGTGTTATACTAACAAATGATTTGGATAAATATTTAGATTATATAGATGAATCGTTGGATACGGATATTAATTCAATATTATTAAATGTAATAAAATCATTATGCAAAGCATATAATATCACCACAATATTATATGGGACAATGGAAGATTGTTCTATCAATCCGTTGGATTTGGAATTAGTTAATAGTAAAATACAAATAATTGAGCCAGATATTAAACTATATAATGATCCACGATCTTAATACATAATAAAAAAGGAGAAATTAATGGAAGATGTAAAGGTTTATTCAAAAGAAGATTATCATTATTTATTTAGTAGAAAAACTGGTTTTTTTGCCAGATGGGGCAAAGATCAAAATGATGATCCTGAATGGTGTAAGTATGGAAATGAAATTTTGGATATTGAAATTTCTACTATATGTCATGGTTTAGGTAAGCCTTGTCCGTGGTGTTATAAATCAAATACTGAAATTGGTAGAAATATGTCATTTGAAACATTTAAGGAAATACTAAATTTAATGCCCGATACTCTTACACAATTGGCTTTTGGTGTTGGGGATTTAGATGGTAATCCCGACCTGTGGAATATGGCAATATATGCTAGATCAAAAGGAATTATTCCTAATATTACAATAAATGGATTTAAGTTAACAGATACACAAGCACAGTTGATTCAACAATATATGGGTGCTGTTGCTGTATCTAGATATGGTGATGGCAAAATATGTTATGAAGCAGTAAATAAACTTGTAGATCACGGTGTAAAATATGTTAATATCCACCAGCTTGTATCAGAAGAAACATTTGATGATTGTATTAAAGTAATAGACGATTATAATACAATGGGGCTAACTGGATTAAACGCTATTGTTTTTTTAATGCTAAAACCAAAGGGTAATAGAAATACATTTACTCCACTTAAAGATCCTCTTAAATACAGACAGTTAGTAGAATATGCAATAGAAAGAAATGTTAGATTTGGATTTGATTCTTGCTCCGCACCTAAATTTTTAGAATCAGTAAAGAATGATATTAATTTTGATAAGTATGAAATGTCTGCTGAATCGTGTGAATCAACATTATTTAGTTTATATTGTAATGTTGACGGTGAATTTTTCCCGTGTTCATTTACTGAAGGTGAAAAGGGTTGGGAATCTGGCATAAGTTATAAAAACGCTAAAAGTTTTAATGATATATGGTATAACGATAGAATTATTTCGTTTCGAAATAAACTATTAGAAACTACAACTAAATGTGAATTTAAGAATTGTAGATTGTGTCCAATATTTGATATAAACTAAGGAGGATAACATGGAAATAAATAATGATATTAATAAAAATCAAAATCTTATACTTGCACTTCAACAAATAATAGAGGAAACTGTTGATATGGATAATTTAAATTCTAAAGGAATTATTACTTTTTATGAAATATTTAAAATAGCTACTCATGCATTACAAGAAAATAACACAGATCTTATACTTGCACTTCAACAAATAATATCGAAAATTCCTTATTTTGAACAATTGCAATAGATATTTGATGGAAAAATGGATAACAACGGTTTTTATAAAATATATAAAATAGCGACCCACGCATTACAAGAGAATAAAACACACGATGACATTTAATTTTGTAAAATAGGATAATCAGTGGGTATGGGAAATACCCCCTGATTCTTATCATATTTTTGCTCGAATAGAATTAGATGAAATTATATTTAAGAATTATATTCAATTATTCTTTTATGATAATCAGTATGATATTAATGTATTTGATTTAATAAAAGAATAGATTTTACGTCAATTAAATTTAGGAAGAACTGTATATGTAAGACAAAACGGTTCATGGTATATTGGTGATGATAAAATAGATATTGTTGATAGAAAATATATGGAAGAATTTAGATTTCCAACTGATATATATATTACAATTTTTAGATGGCCAAATGGTATCCATTGGTATTTATCCGACAAAACAAGTAATAATAAATTTCCGAAATTTAATACAATAGAAGGTGCGTTGTCCGAAGCATTAAAATATACTTCTAGATCTAATATTGAAATAAAATATGAATCGGGGTATATAATATTTGACGATAGTTAATTATAGTAGGTGTAATTATGATATTATATCACTCAACTTCTGTACTTAATAAAGATAGTATATTACAATTTGGACTATTAAAAAAATATAGCAATTACTGGAAAGGATCAGGAGGATGTATATATTTATCAACATATAATACCCCAGATTTTGGTCAATTGATATTATAGGTCAATACGACTGGTTTGTATATTACCGAAATAAGTGAATGGGAATATATTTGTTGGGAAGATATATCCCCCAATAGAATTAAAATACAAAATTATTAATAATTATAGGAGTAGTTTGTGGACATAAATAAAATTTATCATGGGAATAATATGGATGTATTAAGAACATTTGAAGATAATAGTATAGACAGTATAGTAACAGATCCCCCATACGAATTGGGGTTTATGGGTAAATCGTGGGATAAATCAGGAATTGCTTTTAATACTGAGGTTTGGTCTGAGTGTCTTAGAGTGTTGAAGCCTGGTGGGCATATGCTTGCTTTTGGTGGGTGTTATGACAACGAAACAGAAATATTAACAGAAAAAGGTTGGAAATATTTTAATGAAGTAACGAAAGACGATTTTGTTGCAACATTAAATCCAGAAAACGAAGAAATAATTTATCAACAACCATTAGAGATTGTTAAGTATGATAATTATAAGAAATTATATCATTTCAAGACGAATAAAATTGATTTAATGGTTACCCCGAACCATAAAATGTTTGTTAAGTATCTAGGTGGATACAAAAATAGTAAATGGAAATTAACAAGAGCAGACGAAGTTAAAAATGCTATAAAAATGAAAAAAAATGGTGTATGGACTGGAGATGATGTTGAATATTTTATTTTACCCAAAACAACACAAAGCAATGGGCATAAAATCAAAGAAATATCTGAAATGAAAATCCCGATGGATACTTGGCTTAAATTTTTAGGTTTATGGATTGCAGAAGGAAGTTCAACAATTACTAAGATAAAAACAGGATTCGATTATAATACACAAATTTGCCATTTTAATAATGAAAATTTAGATGAGTTAGAAAAAGAACTTTCTCCATATTTTAATATATGTAGATATAAAGAACACGGTAAATTTAGAATAAATAACAAGCAGTTGGCGGAATATTTACAACCGTATTGTTATTCTTGGCTAAAACATATTCCAGAAGAAATAAAAAAATTGTCATCAAGACAATTAGAAATATTACTGGACTGGTATATGAGAGGGGATAGTGATGGGAGAAGATGTTATACTTGCTCAAAAAAATTAGTAGATGATTTGCAAGAAATAGCATTAAAAATTGGATTGAGTGCAGATTATACTGTTTGTAAAGAAAAACAACGGAAAATTAACAATAGAGAAATAACACAAAAACACAAACAATATGCTGTAAGTATTAATTTTAAACAAAATGAACCTGAAGTTTATCAAAGAAAAGGTAAAAAACCAGTGGTTAAAATAGTTGATTATGATGATTTTGTTTATTGTGTAGAAGTTCCATTATACCATACATTGTATGTTAGAAGAAATGGAAAAACATCTTGGTGTGGTAATACTCGAACGTTTCACAGAATAGCAGTTGCAATAGAAGATGCTGGCTTTGAGTTAAGAGATACGCTTATGTGGGTTTATGGGTGTTTGAGTGAAGATACTGAAATATTAACCGAAAATGGATGGAAAAATAAAAACACAATTACAACAAATGATATTGTATTTTCTATGGATCTTAAAAAACATAAAATTGTAAAAAGTAATATTAATCATATTTTTGAATATGAATATAACGGTAAAATTATTAATTTAAAAAATGCGGATACTGATCAATTAATTACTCCAAATCATAAAGTAATTAATAAAAAAGGCAGTAGGAAACAAAAAAGTGGAAAACGACACTGGTATAATGAAGAGGATTGGGTATATCGTGATGCATGGCAATTAACATCCGATTATTATACTTTACCATTAGCTTCTACATATGATGGGAATTATTCTATTGGTGGCGATATGGCCGAATTAATAGGTTGGATTATTAGTGAGGGTAATTTTCAAAAAGATTGCAATGCTATAAATATTTATCAATCATCTGTAAATAAAGATAATGTTAAAAGAATTAGGTATTGTTTAAATAGAATTGGTATTAAATATAGTGAATATCAAAGAAATCGAATATATAAAAATAGACCATATATTGAATATCAATGGTATATATCAGGGGAATATGTTGATATAATTAAAGAAATAATTCCAAATAAGCTCCCCACATTACGTTTATTAGATTTAAAATTATCTGAAAAAGAAAGATTAATAACAGGATTATGTAGGGGGGATGGAAGCGTAGATGATAATGGAAAATATATTACATTTTATTAGAATAATATAGAAACATTAGAATGGTTTCAAATATTGATGCATTTAACTGGAAAGCAAGGAAAAATAAATAAAAATAAAATGTGTTGTTCTATAAATTATAGTGATTCTACTCAAATACAACGCAAACATAATAAGAATAGACAAATATCATATAATGGTATAGTTTGGTGTATTAATACAGATATTGGAAATTTTATGGCAAGAAGAAATGGAAAAATATTTTTTACTGGTAATTCGGGATTCCCGAAGTCTCTTGATGTTAGCAAGGCCATTGATAAGTTGTTGGGCAAAGAAGCCGAACGAGAAGTAATTTGCAAACTTCCCAATCCTGCAAGCAACAAAGGCGGGGGCAATAGCCTTAATATGAGTGTTGTAGGTATGCCCACTGAGGCATATTTAACTGCTCCCGCAACTCCCGAAGCTCAAATGTGGCAAGGTTGGGGGACAGCTCTCAAGCCTGCCTTTGAGCCTATTATCCTTGCTAGAAAACCTATATCTGAGAAGAACATAGCCGAGAACGTCTTAAA